ATTGTAGGGCCTGGTGTTGGTAAAGGTAAAACTCCAGGTGGAAGTGTTGGAGAAGGTGTTGGTAAAGGTAAAACTCCAGGTGGAAGTGTTGGAGAAGGTGTTGGTAAAGGTAAAACTCCAGGAGGTAAATTTGATACAGGTGTAGGAATTGGTGTAGGTATTGGTGTAGGTGTAGGAGTTGGTAGAGATCCAGGTGGGTTAACTAATATTTTATCTTTAATTGATGGTGCTACTGTTGATCCAGTTAAATTATTGGCTGAATATAATTCAAGTTGATTACCGAAATCTAAAAATGGCCAATAGGAATAACCTTTATCAGCCCAACTTTCACCCCAACTATTTCTGATTATAAAACTATCTTTATGATTTCCATTTTTATCTCCTTCAGGACCAAAATAACCAACAACGGAAACACAGTGACCACCTTGAGATGAATCACCATCATTTTTTTTCCAGAAAGTAGGTGAAAAATTAAATACTTCAAAACCAATAGGGCAAGGACCAAAATTTGCTAATGATGTTTTTAAATTATCAAATGTAGTAATTTCGTGATAACTATGTATTTTATGTTTAAGAGCTTCAGTCTTAGCTTTTTCAGTAATTACAATAGGCATAGTTGCTGGACATGTTTTAGGAGTTTCAAATTCCATTTCAGGAGCAACACCTAAATTTTTAATTACATCAAAACCTTGAGTAATATCTAATCCTTCGTCACAACTATTAGGGGCAGTTGTATTAGCATTACCGTAAATAAACCAAGGAGATAATTGAAATATATTTTCACCAGGTTTAGTTTCTCCACTTGCTACATAATTTTGGTATTCTTTAGTGCAGGCACAAGAGAAAGCAACACAATCACCGTTTTCACCTTGATCTCTAATAGGAGTTAAATAAGGTCTTAAATCTAATGTAGGTGGAGCAGCAACTAATTTATCAGAAGCTGCCGCACTTGTAGCAGCGAATTTTTTAATTTTTTTATCTAAAGGTCTTTTATTAAAATTGAGCTTATATCTTTTTCCGTTATGTTTAATTTTTGATCTTCTTCTATTTTTTTTATGCCAATCTATTTTTGGAGAATCTATTTTTATTTCTGTAGAGCTCATATAAATTTATAATATATAATTACAGAATATAAAAATTATAAGTAAAAAATTAAACTAATTTGATATAAAAACGTAGATACATATTTATATATAACCATATTTTATGAGTTTTTGGAAAACACAACCTGTTAATGTATCAACAAACCCAATTGAACAAATTTTATCCGCTGAAGATTTATTAAGTAAAATTAATAATGAATTAGAAGCACCAAAAATTAAATTAGAATATAATACTTATAAAGGAGATGATCTTTTAGTTCAATCTGAATTTAGAGCAAGTTTATTAAAATTTATTAATGACAATTATGTTAATTCTCATAATTTATGTTTAATATATAGTGATGAATTATTTTCATACTATCTTCATGATTCACTTGTTGTACAATTTTATCCAAAAGGACATCCTGAAAAAATAATTGGAGTTATTATTGGTAAAAAGAAGCAATTACATATAATTAAACAAAGTCAAAAAAAAAATTCTTCAAATATTATTGAAGTTGATTTTTTATGTTTAACACCAAAATTAAGAACTATGCATCTAGCACCTTATATGATTGGAGTATTAACAAAAGAAACAGTTATACAATTAGGTATTAGCACAGCATATTATACAATTAGTGATAATATTAATAGTGCCTATTTTGGAAAAAAACAGATGTTTCACAAACCAATTAATATTAAAGAATTAATTCTTGCTAAATTTTTTACAGGAGCAACAATAGAGAATGATAAAATTAAGTATGAGAAATTTTTTAATAATTACAAAAGAAGTAAAGAAATGAGACTTGTATATATAAATAATCAAGAAGTAGATGATAAATTAGTTACTGAAATACATGATATATTATTTGAATATTCAAAAAAGACATATGAAATTTTTGATTATAAGTCAAAGGAATCTATTTCTCTTATCTTAAAAAATCCATTCTTTCATAATTTCTTATTTTATGAAGAAGAAAAATTAGTAAATTTTGTATCTATATATAGATTAGATTCACACAATAAAATAAATGCACATTATTATAAAAATGGTTATATTTATTTATTAGTATTAAAAGATACAAATTTAATATATATAGATAAAGTAATGGATTTAATTACAGCATATTGTTATGATATTAAAAAGAATGAAATGATTGAAACGATTGATATGATAACATTAACTGATATTTTTCCAGTTAAAAATAAAAATGATTATGAAACATTAAAATTTGTAGAAGGTTCAGGATCATTAAGTTATTATGTATTTAATATGAATGTAAACCCTATAGAGAATAAAAAGAATGGTTTATTTACTATCTAATTTTTGCCTTTGGCAATAACTAGATGATATTCTAACGAATATCGTTTTTTCATAAATGAAAAAAAATCTACTAGTGATAATAATTAAAAATTGAATATTAATTATTTTATTGTAAAATAAATAATATTATTATAAGATTTATGGAAGCATATATTAATAAAAAAATAAAAAATTATTATAAAAAGAAGACTCATGAAAAAATAATTGAAAAAATACATAAAGAAAAAGAAGATATAATTTATAAAATTATAAGAAACTTAAATGTAAGAGCATATGGATGTTTATCTAAGAATAATATTGAAAGAAATCATGAATATATTACATTAATTGGTTGTAAACCAAATGAATTAAAAGAACACTTAGAAAAACAATTCAAAGATAATATGACATTTGAAAATTATGGTGAATGGGAAATTGATCATATTAAACCTGTATCAATATTTAATTTTAATAATGAAAATGAAATATTCGAATGTTTTAGTTATAAAAATTTAGAACCATTATGTAAATTAGATAATATAAAAAAATCAAATTAATTTATAGAATAAAAAAGCTCTCGTAGAGGTTTTTTCATTTATGAAAAAACGAAATGCTTTAGCATTTCATTGGGTTATATTGCGAAGCAATATAACCCAATTAAAAATTGAATTATTTATTTTTTAATTCATAATAATTATTTAAATATACTTATTAATGGACACCTCACACACACTTATAAATTCTCTTATGCCTGAAACAAGTTCTCAATTAACACAAGTTCTTCAATCGACAATTGAAGTTATTAAACCGAATGAATATAAAATTAAACTATTAAAGAATGGTGAATTTAATACCTTGAGAGTGGATAGTAGTGACCATTATTATGAAGGTAAGATTGATTTAGCTAAATTTCCTAAGGAATTAAATGATCCTATTAGTATTGTTGAGAGATCATTAACAAATTATTCTACGCCAAATATTAAGATTACTGGTACATTTATTCCTACAACATTAAATACACCTAAATCATCATTTGTTATTAAATTCATTTGTATTCAGGAGTTCTTTACGACTGAAAAAGAAATTATCATTGATATGGTTCATCATAAAAAGAAAGAGATTGATTATATAAATGAAAGATTTAATGAAATGACTAATGAGATTAATACTCTTAAGTTAAATAATACTGATTTAAGATCATTGTTAGATAAAATGGAGACAAAACTATTAGAGTTACAATTTAATGGTGATGATAATGCTTCATATGAATCTGAAGAGTCTGTTAAAAAGGTTGTTACTAAACAAACTCCAGTAGCAACAACTTCTACACCTGCTGAGAAGAAGAATCGTAGAACACGTGAATTCCAATGATCTAAAAAACTGAATATTTTAATTTATAATCATATAAACAATATAATTATAAAATAACTATGTCTTCTAATCCATTACCAGATAGTGATAGTGAAGGTACAAATCAACAAAAAGAACAATCCTCAAAGACTTATACTCTAAAACATGATTTTTTTGGAAATGTATTAGATGTATCTAGTAATCTATACAAACATAAATTTAGTAAAATTAAAGATATGTTATCTTTTACAGTTGAAAATAGAGGAATAAAAGAATCTCATATTAATGACCTATATTTACACTATAAAACAAATCCAACAACTTTTATTCCTCCATTACATATAATGAGTTATTTTACACAAATTGAAGGTGAAAAGTTTTATATTGCAGATGGTCAACATAGAGTAGAAGCATTAAAGAAATTATATTTGAATGACAAAATAGATAAAGAAGTATTATATTTTATTCATGATGTAAATAGTGAGGAAGATATTCGTAAATGTATAAAAAATTTAAATAGTAGTAATCCAGTTAATGCTTTATTTCCATTTGAGAAAGTAGCAAATTTTATAAATAAAATAAAAAATTCTTTTCCATTATTATTTTCTCCTAATAAAAACCATAATCATGTTAAGATAAATGAAATTATATTAAGAGATAAATTATATGAAATGAATTTTTTTGAGACTATTAAATTGTCTGAAACTCAAATATTTAGTGAATTATTAAATTATAATAAAAAATTATTAGAAGATTATAAATCAAAACTAGTAAAAACAAAAGCTGATGTTGAATTATATACAAGAATATATGAAAAACATAAATTCTATTGCTTACTCGTTCGTAATTATGCTTGGTTGGATTTATTCTATAATCATTTATTAAATCTATAAATCTTAAATTAATCTATAAAAAGTAATTTGATTTTGTAAATAATTCATAAAGATATTTATCCATGTATAATCACCATACATAATTAGATAAAATTTATGGAATTCAAATATTCTAGTATATAGTTCAGTTTCTTCACGAGATCTAGAAATTCTTGATCTAAATTCAGCATCTATTTTTCTATTAAAATTTAAAAAATGATCATATATTTCAATTTCAGGTAGTTTTATTTTTTCAAATAATTTTATTTCATTTAATCTTTCTCTTAAGGTTAATTCATTAATTTTTAATTTATGATAATTCATACTAAATAAATTAGGATATGTTGCTCTTAATCTATTTATAAAATTATTTATTTTTTGATGAGGATATACATATGTAATTCTAGTATTATCATTTAACATAATTGTATAATTATCTAATTCTTCTAAACTATTTACAGTATGAATAAAATATAATACTTCTTTATCAATTGGTAATAATTTTGTAAGAGCTTCAAATTTATGAATATCACTACCAATATAAAATTTATCTTCATAATTAATTATATTTAACGGAGTAATATATGCTTTTGAATCATTTTTATAATAATACACCATTTTATTAATATGATTTTGACTTATACCTTTATATTCAATACCACTATTTTTAATATCAATTATTTCACTCAAGAGAGAAAATTTATTTTTATATAAAGTTAATTTTAGGATTTATATTACTTATAAGAGTGCCTAAGTAACTAATTTCAAAAGTATCTTCTTGAGAGACATCTTCTTTTTTTAAATTTATAGTTTCATAATTATCTTCTAAATCAGATTCTGGTAAATTCGGTAAATTAAGAAATTTATTCATATTATATATATTTATAAATATTTAAAGTTTTATATGTTATAAATGAATTAAATTATTAATGTTCTGTACAGATTTCTATACATCCACATTTTAGATATCCACATTTACCATCACAATCTTCCTGTCCACAAGCATGATTCTGAAATTGTATTTTACAATTTCTAGCACACATTCCAGTACACTTATGAGGAACTTTTTTTAGAATTTGCTTTCTTTTATCAATTGGAATTTTAATAGTAAGTCCACTCATTGGTGATGGTGTATTGAGTTCAGAAACACTAGGAGAAAAACCTTGAGAAAAGACTGGTGAATTATTTTCAGATTTATATTTCTTAGTAGATCTCTCATCTGAAGTATCATCATCTTTATATTTATGGACATTAATATTAAGGCTCATATTAAGGGTTAATTTATATCTTATTAATAATGATATGATAAATAAAAATCAATTTTTATTAACTTAATAAATTTTTATTGACTTAAAGATTTATTAATTATTATAATAATGAGTAACCATTGGTTAGATTACATTCTGGCCAATTTAGATAAAGGTTGGTGCTGGGAACATATTAGTGCTAATCCAAATATTAAATGGGAGGATGTTAAAAAAAATCCAACATTACCATGGAAGTTTGAATATTTAAGTAGAAATCCAAATATTACATGGTCTATTATAAAGGCAAATAAACAAGATCCAACAAATAATTGGAATTATGATCAATTAAGTAAGAATCCAAATATTACATTAAAGTTTGTAATGGAACATCAAGAGATTCCATGGTTATATACGAACGTTCTAAAAAATAAATCAGTTACTTATATGGATATAGTAGAAAATATAGAATTTTTTAAGACTAAATTATCATCAAACGAAGATAATTTATATTATTATTATATTTCAAAGAATCCAAATATTACTATTTCAAATGTAAATGATAATCCTACAAAGAAATGGAATTATAAATCTTTAAGTAAGCATATTAACATAACATGGGATAATATAAATATTGAAAGAGATTGGTCATATTACTATTTAAGTAGAAATCCAAGTATGTTGGGACCAGATATGAAAGATATAATTATGTTAGATAAATATATGGAAGGATATTTACAGAATCCCAATTTAAAGGTGATTATTTTTAGTATTGATAATTTAATAAAGAATGATATGCCTGAATTACATTTTTCATATTTAAGTAAAAATCCACTTTTAACATTTGAAGATGTTGAAAAATATAAAAATAAATCATGGGATTATAATAACTTAAGTAAGAATCCAATGTATACATATAAACCTTATGTGAAGAAGGAAACTTATATGATTGAAATTTAAAATAAATGATTTTATTAATAAAATCATTTATTTTAAACCAGAATCAATAAATAAAAATTAAAAATTTTTATTTA